GACGATGCGCAAGGAGGAGCACGCGCTTATGGGCGGCAACACCTCGCTTGCGCTCGGCACGCCCGGCGCGCCGAGCCTTTCCGCGTCGGGCAGTGGCGCAATTCTGCAGGCAGCGACCTATTCGGTGATCGTCGTCGGCTTGACCTTTGAAGGCTATAGCAATTCGAGCCTGTCGGGCGGCGTCGCTACGACGAAGACTATCACCGGCAACGACGGTAACACCTATACGTTGAACGGCGGCTCCTCGATGCGCAGCGCCAACGTCACGCAGGCCGTGACGCTCGGCCAGACGCTGTATGCCATCGCTCCGATTGTCAATGGCGCCGTCGCATACGCGTGGTTCGTGGGATCGCCTGCGGGATCAGAGACCCTGCAGGCAATCACCACGATCAACAGCGCCGCCTTCAGCGCGCCGCTGACCTCCGGCCGGCAGGCAGCGACCGTCATCGCCGCAGACAATTCTCGTAACGCTACGCTCGCCTTCGACGGCTTGCTGACCGTTGGCTTCAACCCCGTCAATAGCGCCTATGTGCAAGCGCTGGGCAACGGAACTGCGGGAACCGGCTCATTCATGACCGCCTCCGGCCGCGGCTCGGTTGTCGAGATCGACAATATGCTGGTGCAGGTGTGGAACACCTATCGGATCTCGCCGACGGTGATCTATGTCAACGCGCAGGAGCAGAAGAACATCACCAACAAGTGCCTGACCAACGCCTCCGGACCGCTGCTCCACTACAATGTCGCCGCGGACGCCGACAACAGCCGGCCCTACGGCGTCTCCGCTTCGGGCGTAGTGCGCTGGTACTACAATCCGTTCAGCGTCGACGGCGGCTTCGACATTCCGCTCAAGGTCCATCCTGATCTGCCGCCGGGGACGATCCTCGCATACTGCGAGAGCCTGCCGGTTTGGTACCAATCGAACCAGACGCCCAATGTCGCCGAGGTGCTGACGCGCCGCGACTATTATCGCATCGACTGGCCGATCGTCACCCGCGCCCGCGAGTTCGGCGTCTACGCCGAAGAGACCCTCGCCGTATACGCTCCATTCGGCGTCGGCATCCTGACCAACATCGGCAACGGCTGAGGCTGAGGCTCGCGCGCGCCGCCGTATCGCTTTGGGCCCGTCTCTGTGAGCGCTGCATGTCGCCTTACGATCTGACCAATCTCCCGGCTTTGAAAGCCTGGCTCGGATTGTCCCCGGCCGCCGGACCTAACGATGCGACGCTCACCGCGCTCATCACCGCGGCGAGCCGTTCGATCCATTCGGCGCTGAGCCGTCCCAGCCTGCTGCCGCAGTCCTACACGGAGGCCATCGATCTGGAGACGCGACGCATCACACTAAGACAATGGCCGGTGCTACAGGTGACCTCGGTGACATTATGCGGAAACGCCGTTCCGCAAGACACGAACGCCGATCTCGAAGGTTCCTACGGCTACGCCCTGCAGCCCGGCGACGGCATTCCGCCAGCCCGACCCCAGGCGCTCGATTTGTTCGGCCTTGACTCCTGGCTTGGGACGAATTTGTTCGGCAATTCATACAGGACCGGACGGCAGAGCCTCGTGGTGTCGTACAGCGCCGGATATGCGGTGCAAAACGAGGCGCAGACGGTTCCTGCCGCCCCGCTATCGCAGCTCGCTGCATTTTCTCCTTACGGACCTTGGGCGTCAGATCTCGGCGTCACATATGCCTATCTCGTCATCAGCAATGAAGCGCAGAGGGTTCCCGCCAGCGCACCCTTTCAACTGACTGCCATGCAACCGCTGGGCGCGTGGGCGCTAGATCGCGCCGTCAGCTACGCGTCGAACGGCAGTCCGCTGACGCCTGTTGCGGGAACCCCGACGACCGGCCAATATAGCGTCTCGGCGGGCGTCTACACGTTCTCCGCTGGCGACGCCGGCCAGGCGGTTCTCATTTCCTACGGGTACAATCCCGCAGCGGGGGGCGTCGGCTTGGCGCTTGTGGCCGTCAACGGAACGCCGGCGCTGGGGCAATATTCGATCTCCAATGGCGTCTACGCCTTCTCCGCGGCGGACGCCGGTCAACCGGTCTTGATCTCCTACGGATACGTGCCGCAGGACCTTGCCCAGGCGGCGCTCGAACTGGCGGCCGAGCGGTTTCGCGCCGCCGAGCGCATCGGCATCAAGTCGAAGTCGATGGGCGGTCAGGAAACAATCGCCTACGACACGAGCCCGATGTCGGCGCCGATCCAGGGGATGCTGCAGCCTTACAAGCGGGTCGTTGTCTGATGTTTGCGCTTCAGCTCCTCGGCTTCGAGGACGCAAGCGCGCGGCTCACGGCCTATCCGGCGGCCTTGACCGCCGCGCTTAGCGCCAAGGCGGCCGAACTCGCGGCGGCGCTTGCCGACATAGTCAGGAACGACAAGCTGTCCGGCGCCGTACTGAACACAGGTTCCGGAGCGCTGCGCGATTCAATCGCCGCCAGCGTCTCCGCGGACGCGGATGGCGTGGTCGCTTCGGTCGCCTCCGAAGGCGACGTGAAATATGCTGCGATCCAGGAATACGGCGGCAAGACGAGCGCGCACGAGATCCTGCCCGTGAAGGCGCAGGCACTCGCTTTCGTCGCCAGCGGCGTGCAGCTTTTTGCGCGCAGAGTCGAGCACCCCGGCTCAATGATTCCCGAGCGGTCCTATCTACGTTCATCGCTCGACGATGTGCGCGACGAGATTGTGGCCGCGCTGGCCGACACCGCGACTGAGGCATGGGAGCGCGCATGACCCGCGAGGCGGCTTTCTCCGCGCTGTTTGCGGCCGTTTCCTCCGCCTATCCTTGGGGCCAGGCGTCGCGACGGATGAAGCTGTGGAGCGAAGTCCCGGCCGCGTTGCGCCCGGCGTTCTTCCAGCTCGAAAGCGGGCCGGAAACCTATCAATGGGCCTCGCCGGCGACGCCGAAGCGCACGCTGGAGGCCAAGCTCTTCCTCTATTTCGATGCCCGCGGCCCGACGACGCCGGGCGCGACCGCCATCAACAACGCGCTGGATGCAATCGACGCGGCGCTCGCGCCCGCCGGCGCCGACCTCAACCTCGGGCGCCAGACCCTCGGCGGCGCCGTGCATGACTGCAAGATCATGGGAGTGCCGGTGCGCGACACGGGCGATCTCGACGGCGACGGCCTCGCGGTGGTCACGGTGCGGCTGATCGGGCCGTGACAGGAGCGAGAGCGAGCGCGATGACGTCGCTCGTGGCGGACAGGGCAGCGGCGCAAACTGCCGGAACCGTTTTCGACCGCCGATCTGACGGACCCATCCGTCTGATTCAGCTGTAATTCCAACGCTTCAACGCCTCAACGACGCTCGGAATACTTGTCTCCCTGCGTCTTTCGGCGCGGTCTGATCGCAATGCCGCTCGCGAGCGGGATTGCGGTCGCTCTCGGCCCGATTGGCGACGCTGGCGCCGCTTAGCGCGGCAATGAACAGCAGCGCAATTGCGGGAAACGGTTTTCAACCATCGGCATCCTAGCCAAAGGCAATCCACATGCGAATCGTAACTTGCGTTTGCGCCTCCGCGCTCTCAGCCCTCCTCGCCGACTCGGCTCAGGCACTGCCGGCGCCAACCGTGACCTTCTCTGCGTCTTCAACCTCAGTACCGAATGGTCTGTCATCGACGCTCTCCTGGTCGAGCGCCAACGCTACGGCCTGCAGCGGGACGGGAAAGGGTTTTTCGCCGTCGGGCACGTCAGGATCTGCCTCCGTCTCGCCGACTGCCGCGACCACTTACCGCATCACCTGCACCGGTGCTGGCGGATCAGCAAGTCAGTCAATCACGGTGGCGGTGACCGCGGCGCCGACCCTTGCGGTTGGCGAGACCGTAGCGGCTGCAGCGGCCGCGGGCACGACCTACATCTACTCAACCCCAACGCCGAATGCGTCCACGATCGGCTCCGAGGCGCTTGGCAACCAGGGCATGGTCATCGGCGGTCCAGCGAGCAATACGTATACCTGGTGGGAGGTAGCCTTCAACAATGGCCTTACCGGGTGGACTTATCAGGGTGGTCTTGCGTTCGTATCCCCTACCGCATCCCTTTCCGCGTCTCCGACTTCAGTTCCATACGGACAATCCTCAACGCTAACTTGGTCGAGCACCGCCGCGACCGCTTGTAGCGGAACTAATTTTTCACCGTCTGGCACGTCAGGCACTGAGTCTGTCACTCCGACCGCTGGTACCACTTATAGCATTACTTGCTCTAGCCCTGGTGGATCGGCGAGCCGATCGGCCACTGTAGCGGTCTCTCCGACTGTTTCTCTTTCTGCGTCTCCAACCGCCGTAGAGAATGGATCGTCCTCAACGCTAACCTGGTCGAGCGACGCTGCTACCTCTTGCAGCGGAACTAACTTCTCGCCGTCTGGCACGTCCGGCACCGACTCCGTCACCCCAACCGCCGACACCACTTATAGCATTAGTTGCACCGGCCCAGGAGGCTCCGTTAGTCAGTCCGTTACGGTATCGGTGATCCCGACCGCTTCTCTCTCAGCGTCTCCGACTACCGTAGAGAATGGATCCTCCTCAACGCTAACTTGGTCGAGCACTAACGCCACCTCGTGTAGCGGAACAGGATTCTCTCCGTCCGGCACTTCGGGTTCGACTTCCGTCACTCCGACTGCTGAAACTACTTATGAGATTACCTGCAGTGGCCCCGGCGGATCAGCGAGCCAATCAGCGACTGTGCTGGTAGAGCCAACCGCGACTCTTTCCGCATCTCCGGCCGCAGTGCCAAAAGGCTTGTCCTCGACGCTCGCTTGGTCGAGCATCAATGCGACCACCTGTAGCGGAACGGGAAAGGCCTTCTCGCCATCGGGCGTGTCGGGATCCCTGGCTGTTTCACCCACCACCACCACCACCTACGGCATCACCTGCACTGGCGCTGGCGGATCGGCAAGTCAGTCGGCTACGGTCGCGGTGACCGCGGCGCCGACCCTTGCGGTCGGCGAGACGGTTGCGGCTATAGGCACACTCTACGTCGACTCTGCTCCAGCGACTACGCCCGCGATTGGCTCCGAGTGGCCC